CCAACAACAGGTTCATTCCCGCCATAAAAGATAAATTTCCAAACGCAGAAATAACAGCTTTTTCAGTGGACGCGAAAGACTACCCAGTCGAATGCCTAAAGAAACTATATGGAAGTTTCTACAAAAAAATAAAGCACATAAAAGAAAGAAAATACAAAAAATGTTTGGTCGAAGATTCGCAAGGAGGCATAGTACCCTATCAATCCCACTTCCTAAACTGCAAAGAGGAAGACTTAAAAGAGCTAAGGACTTTTGATAGGGTATATGATTTCGACACCAAGCAAACTATGTGGGGCAATAAGAGGTTTGATTTTAATTGGTATAGATATTTTAATTTTTTCCCCAAACCCGATTTTGAAGGAACTCTTCCGCCAGACGAAGAGTATATAGTTTTCCACTTAAACAGCGGCTTGTCCCCGACAAGCCCCAATAAATTAGACAAGGAATACTGCGAAGACCTTTTGAAGCTTTTCGATAGGGCGAACATCAAGTGCTTCGTGATAGATGACCTATCAGAAGATAACCTCTATGAATGGTCAGTAAAATATGAAAATGTAGAAATAATCTCAGGAACGATAAAAGAAATATCAAGTTTAATTTCTAATGCCAGAGTCTACATCGGAGCAGATAGCGGGCTAAAATGCCTAGCATTTGCCTACGGAGTCCCGTGCTTAATTCTTTACAGGTTTTGCAGAGAGTTCGGAAAACCGCCTCCCGAAAGCTGCTTTCAATGGAATCCTTGGGCTCATTATGTTTACCCAATAAATACTCCCCCCGAAAGCATCCTAGCCACGGCAGATGTTATTTTCCGTGAAAAAATAATTGGTCACTACCCGTACCCATCCCTAGAAGCGCCAAAAGATAGGTTGGACCACTTAGTTTTGAACATGAGGGACTCTAAAATAATCAATGACGACCTTTCGTAATCCCCTTGACTGCCCATCAAGTGCATGATATAAATAGTTATGCCAGCCCCAAGTAACCACAAGAAATGCCAGCTTTTAGTCAATCACTTTTGCGGACATGCTCCTAAGATTTTCTGGGGCAAGGAGATCAAAATAGCCAAACAACTGCTTGCGGTTAATTCCGACATCAAATTCTGGCTGTCAGTCCAAACCCAAGACCCCGTGTTTTCCCTTTCTTACTTTCTGACGGACGACGGCGTATCTTTATTACAGAATCTAGAAAGAAGAAAGAATCTTAACTTGAAACCATCGGAAGGTGGGGCTATATTAAGTGACAAGATAGGAGAAGACAAAGAGGTTAAAAAGAAGATTAAAACAACAATGGATTTTTTAAAAGATGGCGAAAACTAAAAAAACAAGCGACGAAACGTCCCCGCTCACACAAATAGAGGCGTACCTGAATCAGCATAAAAATGATCACTATAATTTTGAGAAGGATCACCACTACAGCGTTTCCAGCGGAAGCTTGCTTCTAGATATTGAAATGGGCGGAGGTATTCGTCCAGGCGTTGTAAGAGCGACTGGAGTATCCGAGGGGGGCAAAACTTCATGCGCCCTTGCTTTTGCTCGCAATTTCCAAAAAGAAGAAAAAAGGATGGTGGTTTACATCAAAGCCGAAGGTAGGTTGTCTGACGATATGATCTCTCGCGCTGGAATCGACACCAACAAGAAAAAATGGTTTGTTTACAAAAGCAATGTTTACGAGTCTGTGGTCGATTTCATGAGATGCTTGGTCCAAGACAATCCAGAAGAGTACAACTACATGTTTATTATCGACTCTATGGACGCCCTTATTCCTCGCGGCGATCTAGAAAAAGGCTCTGATGACGCGGTGAAAGTAGCGGGAGGCTCTTTAATTAGCTCGGCGTTTCTCAAGCGCATGGCTTTGGGGCTTGCTACTCGCGGCCACATCTGTTTCATGATTTCGCAAGTGCGGAGCAAGGTAAGCATTAACCCTTACGCTAAAGAGGACCCCAAGCTTACCAACGCTTCTGGGGGTAACGCTTTGCTTCATTACAGTGATTGGATTCTAGAGTTTCAAGAAAGGTACAACAAAGACTTAATTAGCACTCAACCGAACGGCAAGGGCGACATGCTTGGTCATTGGTGCAAAATCATCTTCAGAAAAACCCCAAACGAAAAAACGGGAACCCTTGTAAAATATCCCATTAAGTATCGAGCGGGTGAAGGTCAAAGCGTGTGGGTAGAGTACGAAGTCGTAGATATGCTTTTGCAATGGGACATGGCCGTAGCCAAAGGCGCTTGGGTGACGATTGCTGATGAGCTCTGCCAAGAAGTCGAGAAAGAAACGAAATTAGAGTTCAAAAAACAGCACCAAGGCATGGACAACTTGAGGAAGTACTTTTCAGAGAACCCAGAGATTGGAAAGTATTTGTTCAACAAATTCAGAAATGCCCTAAAAAAGAGTTGATCATTCTGCAAGTAGCTGATATATATGAGCTATGAGAGTTAACGCCAACCTAAAACCTGATGACGACAGTTTCGAAATAGGCAAAAAAGCCGAAGACCTATTTGTGGAAGTGTGCGGCAAGAAGGGGTACGAAGCCATCAAGTCTTCAAAGCAGCAGGATATGTATGATCACATAGACTATCACGTAAAAAATAAGGCTGGAGACATGAAGTCTTTTGACGTGAAGTCTAGAAAGAGGACAAGCAGGGGAGACTCTGAATTTAACGATGACTGGACATGGATTGAGTTCCTTAATGTGAACGGAAAAGCTGGGTGGATTAAAGGCAAGGCTGATTTTATAGCCTTTGAGTTGAAGAGCACGTTTTTAATAGCGAGAAGATCAGAGTTGAGAGAGTTATGTAAAAAACTCATAACAGATACTAAAACCAGAGTCTCGGAGGGACGCCTAGCTAAGTACAAATTATACTCAAGAAACGGCAGGAAAGACGTACTAACGCAAATCAAAACTCAAGACATTAGAGATGGTCTAAAGACTTGGGAATGGTGTAAATAATTTATGGGGGTGTTCTGGATTCGATTTAGTTTCAGACGCCAAATTGCAAGCGGAGGATGATGGTCGGCCTCCTAAAAATTCCATCAAACAGTCAAATGCTGATAATGTAATTGACATGGCTCCTTCGGTAGCAGAAGCGGACGAGATTCTCGCCCGTCTCGGTTTCCAAGAAGCCGCGCTGGTAGCTTAGTTCTACCCCGTCCTGCCTCGGATGCTCGCTAAGAGGGTCAGGGCGTCGATAGCGAGCAAAAACTGGAGCACAACAGTAAAGGAGCCCAGTATAAAATTAATACATCCTTTGCGAAGCTCGTGTTGGCCGTTTGTCGGTGACATGCCAAGCGAGTAAACAACACCGACTATGCTTGTAGACATTTGAGCCAACGGCTCTAAAGACGCGGGTTCGACTCCCGCCACCTCCACCAATTTAATAATGATTTGTAAATACTGCAATAAAGAGAGGGGCGAGCAGGTGAAGGGTGGTCATTTCGCTGTTGCGAATATCCTTAAAGGAAAAACGTATTTTCGGCTGAAATGTAACCAGTGTTATAGTTCCTCCAAAAAGAAAAGGAGACACAACTCCAGAGAGCAATTAAACGAAATTAAATTTAATAAAAAGTGCGAGCTATGCGACTTTGATGATTGGAGAGCGTTACAACATCATCACAGAGAAGGGGAAGAGAAGTTGTTTGAAATAGGAAACGCGGTAAACAGGGGCTACAGTATGGAAGCCATTAAAAAAGAAATGGAAAAATGCCAAACTCTTTGCGCCAACTGCCACCAAATCCTTCACCACGAAGAAAGACTGCTCAATCGTGAGACTCTATAACGTCAGGGGAAAACTTCAGAGCAAGTCTGTTACTAAATACCTCATTAAGTGGGGTAAAAAGTCTCGATCTAAGCTGCAATTTAACGTAAAGCAATTCTTCAAGGGGTACTGGGAGAACCATATAGTCTACGAAGAGTTTCCAGTATACGGAACTAGACTGAAAGTAGACATCGTAAACATGACTAAAAAGATTGCCGTAGAAGTCAACGGCCCCCAGCACGACAGTTTCAATAAGTTTTTTCATGGAAATTCAAGAGCTAAATACCTAGAATCAATAAAGAGAGACGTCCAAAAAAGAGAGTGGCTAGAATTAAACAATTTTATAATTATGGAAATTTATGAAAAGGATTTAAAAGAGCTATCTCCCGATTATTTAAAAGAACTATACGGGATTTCTATCGTGTAATAAAATTAAATGTCCAAAGCACCCCAAAAAGTAGACAAGCCGCTTCTCAGGCATATGAACGAGAAGAGCAACGGGGGATTCATCATGTTCTCTTTTGGCGATGATGGATATCCCGTAGTAAATAGCCATTTTGATGATGCCTCTAAGGCTATGGCTTTACAGCACTATATTCAGAATTGGAGTCTGGCAGTCGATGCGGTCACCTTGGAAAACACAGTAGCCTCTATGGAGATGGGGCTGGAGGAAGATATTCTTGAAGATGTGCCTCCCGAAGATAACGACGTCGATGACGAAGACGAAGGTGGTCCCTTCGACGATCTCGACGAAAATTCTTGACCGTAGATCAAGTTGGCGTTATGCTTGTACTCATATGAGTAAAATCTATTCCCTAGAAGTTGAACGACATGTACTAGCGGGGTTGATTCGGTATCCAGATGTTTTCTTAGAGATTGATGGGTTTATAACGGAAAAAGACTTCTACAATGACGTTCATTATACAATATTCAACGTAATCAAAAGCTGTTCTTATCAGAACGAAACGATAGACAAGGTTCTCTTGGCAAGCAAGATCAAAGAGCTGGGCGTTTCATTTAAAGATGATATTAATATTTATGATTACATAGAACACTTATCGTTCATTCAAATCAACCAGCGAGCGATCATAGAGGCCGCTAAAGAGTTATTGAAGTTCAGAATCAGAAGAGAAATTGAGACCACAGCGGACAAGCTAAAGTTAGAGGTAGAAACAAACGGCTCTAAAAACGTAGATGAAATTGTTGGAGATTGCGATTCGATTTATAATGACAAAATATCTAACTATGCAGAGTCAGATAAGCCAGAGAAGATAACTGATGATTTGCTAGATTTAGTTGAGGAAGCTGGAAACAATCCAGAATCAGAAAGCGGCTTTGCTAGCCCTTACCCAGAGTTTAATAGGTTGTACGGAGGGTTCAGATGCGGTCACGTATACGCGATTGCGTCTAGGCCAGGCGAAGGCAAAACCACTTGGCTAAACGATGTGTGCTTCAAAAGCGCGAAGGTAAACGGTATCAAAGCCTTGATCTTAGACACGGAGATGACCACTGAAGAAATCAAATTCAGAATGATATCTTCATTGACGGGCGTACCCACTTGGCATCTGGAGACAGGCAATTGGAGGAAGAACCCAGAATACTATGACAAAGTTCGCGGAGCCGCAAAGGTCTTGAAGGAGAATAACGACTATTACCACATGCACGTTAGCAATAAAAGCATAGATCAAATCTGCTCAATTATCAGAAGGTGGTATTACAAGGAGGTGGGCAGGGGCAATAAGTGCCTGATCGCTTACGATTACGTTAAGCTTACGGGGGAGAAAGTCGGTCAGAACTGGGCCGAGTACCAAGCCATCGGAGAAAAGATAAGCAGACTTAAAGAGATAGCGGAAGAGGTCAACGCCCCACTGCTAACAGCCATGCAGCTTAACAGAAGCGGCGAGAACAGAAACAGGACGGGCTCATCACTTGTCGATGACAGTTCGGCGATATCGCTTTCAGATAGACTCCAATGGTACGCAGCGTTCACGGCGATCTTCAGAAGGAAAACTCTGGACGAGATTGCTTCCGACAATGAGTACGATGAGAGCGGAAGACTTGTATTTGACTCAGGAACACACAAGCTAATCCCATTGAAAAGTCGATTCCAAGGCAAGGACGCTATGGGGCATCAAGATTATCTACAGCGTTTATTTCCTGACGGCTCTCAAAAATACATAATGAATTACCTGAACTTCTCGGTGGAGAATTTTGAGGTTCAAGAGAAAGGGTCGCTAAGAAATATCTGCGACAGAGCCAGAGAAACATACGCTTTGGAGGATCAGTTTCAAGGAGACGGAGACGGGATACTTTGAGTCAAAATTACAAAGAAGTATTAATGGAGCTTGGCTATACAAATATAATCGAGAACCACAAGGAATACAGAACCAGACCAATATATAGAGACTCTGACAACAACACAGTTTTAGCAGTAAATAAAAAGAATGGTCGATTCGTTGACTTCGCCCGAAACATGACGGGAAGCTTTGACGACCTAGTTAAGATAACCCTAAATCTCAAAAGCATAGATGAAGCGAGAAGCTGGCTATCCACTAAGGGTATAGCCGCTGGGATAGAACACAAAGATAAACCAGAACTAAGAATGCCCAAAAGATTCTCAAAAGACTCACTGACCAAGCTATCCCCAGATCATTCCTACTGGGTTGATAGGGGCGTATCTGAATACTCAGTTGCCGAATTTAAAGGCGGAGTTGTGCTTGAAGGCAGGATGGCAAACAGATACGTGTTTCCAATTTTTGATGCGAAAAGAAATATCGCTGGTTTTGCTGGTAGAGATTTAAAACCAAACGATAAGAGACCCAAGTGGAAACTTATAGGTGATAAATCAAAGTGGAAATACCCACTCTATTTAAATCATGAAATAATTAAGAGCTCAAGGTCAGTCATTATAGTCGAAAGCATTGGAGACATGCTTTCCCTGTGGGATTGCGGGGTAAAGAACGTGGCCGTATCATTTGGCCTTGATCTGAACGCCGAGCTGGTGGGGGCTTTTATCAGGTTTAATTTATCAAAAATAATAGTCTCCTTTAACGATGACAGTAAAAGTAGTGGGGCGGGAAACAGGGCCGCTGAAAAAGCCGAGAAAAAACTCTTGAATTACTTTGACTCACACCAAGTTAGGGTTATATTACCTACTCATGGGGATTTCGGGGAAATGTCTAAAGAACAAATCTTAGATTGGGCGAAAAGTATCGATGAGTGATAAAAAGAAATACATATCCGCTTCTAGGTTAAAAACCCTAGAGAACTGCTCCCAGCTTTATTGGGCTAAATACCACACAGACTTGCCAGACAAAGGTAATGACGGGGCTAGGAGGGGCACTATATGCCACCACGTACTAGAGTATTTGCAGCTAGACAAGCATCGCTCTAACTACGACAGGATCATAGAGGGCAGCAATCTGGAAGCTGACGCCGCCATCACTAGGCTTGTCAAAAGGAAAGTCGTCCTAGCGGACATGGATAATAATGACCCTAATATTGATAATTATGAATTAATAAAGAAGATGATCTTGGTTGGGCTAAAGCAAGATTTCTTTTGCACAGACAACAACGGAAAGCTAGGACAGGCAGAGCAAGACTTCCTCATAGAAAG